GACGATCTTCTACTATAAGATTTTCGAGTTTATAGTTTGCTTCTGGATTATTCCAAGTTACAATTATTTGATTTGCACGAGTCTTGCTACCCGTAGTTTCGTAGGAAAAAGCACCGTCTATAACATTTGCTTTTGAAAAGTTATATACAGGATCTCCTGGCTGATCTATAACAGTGTAGATCTCTCCATCAAGCCAATAGATCATGCTTCTAAAAATAGAGGCTAAATCTTTTACAACTTTATAAGCATCTGTTGCTTTTGTAAGGTATACATTGGTAGTAAAACGAGGCTCTGTAGCTCCGTTGCCATTGTCTACCATTTCATCGCAGTATCGTCCAATTCTATAAAGTGCATATTTATCTATATCAGTTTCTGCTAACCATTCTCCTAACCCATAACGATTATTTGTAAGAATATCGTAAAAAACCCATGCAGGATTATTTGTGTAAACTTTATCTGCACGAAAGTTTCCATCCCAGTCTTGGTAGGTGCTTTCTATAGAACCATTACTTACATTTCTTTTATAAGACGGGGCATTATCTGTTTCTGTACTTTCTTCTCTTGTAACATAGTTGGAAGGTACTTTTACTTTTAACCCCTTACAGTGATAAGTACGAGTAGGAAGCTGTTGAAAATCTCTAGAGTTTAGTCGTATCTTTGCCATCGCTGTCAAAGGATAAGTAAGATTTTCTTTTATAATTGTGCTTAATGAAGTAATACTGCCTACAGATTGAGTTGTATAGTTTTGATTCCATGTGTTTGTTTGTGCATTATAAGCAAGATTACTGTAAGTTGTTCGAGTAATCTTAAGTTTAAAATCTGTAAAAGGCTGATATTTCTTTAGATCTATAACATGGTTAAAAGTAAGAGGAGCATTAGATCTTCCTTCATGTTCCCAAGTATCTGTTATTTCTTGATAACCTCCAAAAGATCCATTTTGTTCAATTGCTATATAAGCTGTATATCGGGCCGTAGCTTCTGTTTGCTCGCCCTTTTTCACTTCTATTCCAAAGTTGTGGATACGAGAAAGTAACTCGTATTTGATCTGCCTGCTCTATCTGAGCTGAAGTTAAGTTAAAGCCTGCGGCCCCTGTCGTATACTCTCTCGTAGCATTTGAAGTATCTTCCAATGAACAGGCAGTATCATTATAAGTTGTACAAGTAAGATCTATACTTGTATTCGAAGGAGTATTTGTTATTGCTATTACGCCAGGTCCAGTATTTCCAACTTCTGTAAATGAAGGTTGAGTAAGTTGTCCTGTACGAAATTGCACAGCAAAGCTATCATATTTAGAACCTTGAGACAGTGAATCTTCTAAAGAAGTCTTACCATAGTCTGTGCTTACAAAATCACACTTGTAGGTTCCAGTAGCACCAGTAAAGTTAGATGAAAGTGTTAAAGATGCTTCATTTGCAGCTACAGAAGCAACTTGAAGTTTACCATCTAAAACAACCGTATAGTTTCCACTTGTTAATGCAGGATTTAAGTCTGATCCGGAAAAAGGAGTACATACAGCTACAGTGCTAGAAGTAAATGTTTGTACATACCCTTGAAAAACAGTCGTAGAGTTTGAATCAAGTAGACGAATTACAGGAACAATACTTGGATCATTTGGGTTGTATACATAGCTAGAAGCAAAGAATGCATTACTCGCTGTAATAGTTACAGATTTAGTATTTGATAGACTTGAAAGCGCAACTGTAGCACTTTCAGTATCTAAAGCTCTTACTACTAGATACTTGCTTCCATTGTCTGTATCCGCTTGAATTGGCTTAGTGAAATTATTCTTATTTATTGTTACTGAAGTGTTTCCATTTGTAAATGAAAAAGTAACAGGAGTTTTTGATGCCTGTATAAATGCTTGTTTTGTTAGTTGACTCGGATCGTCATTTAAGAATACAGACTCCCCTCCATCTACTAATCCATAAATAGGGCCTTCTGAAATAATGTCAGTAAATACGGCTTCCTGAAAGTTAGAAGGAAGATGTTCAGCTTCTCCAAAATTTATAGGAGAGTTGGCAATAGAAGTAGGGCCGCCCCCTACAAGCATTGCATCCATTGCCCCATCAGTTTGAGGCATACCTCCGAGTTGAGAAGTTGCAACAGGATCTTGATAAAGTCCTCCGTTAAATACATTACCTGCTTCATCCATTTCTTCTATAGAAGAACTTACTCTTGTATTCTCTCCTACTATTTCAAAAGATACTGGGTGGCCTGGAACGCGTAGCTCTCCATAGAGAAGAGGTATAGGCATACCTTCTACAATGTTTCGTTGAGATCCGTTAAATAAATATCCTTCCTCTTCTTGGTCTACAGAAGGATCCGGTGCCATAAGCTGCTGAATACCTGTAATTGCTAGATTTACTGCCAAGCTAGATGCAGCTAGTCCAATGGCATTCAACTGAAAAGATCCCATTGCAGTACCGTATGCGGTCTCTATTGCAGTTTTTGCTCCAAAAAACCCTCCGGGATTAATTATAAGTAGAGCTGCAATTGCTACTGCGGTAAGAATTTTTGCTCCGCCAGATTTAGATCCAGCAGCAACTGGAGTAATTATTACATCACCTTCTCGTAAAGGAAGTAAACATTCTAAAGGAGTTTCAACTTCATTACTGCCTACTTCAATATGAAAACCTATATCTGCTTCTGCACAAGCTATAAGATACTTTCTTAATTCTGGATTATGTGCTTCAATAAGACGTAAAGCATCTCGAACACTCTCTCCATGAAAAGAGTGTTTTCTTCCAAATTTTAATCCAATTTCTCCTTCGAGATAAATATTACGTTTCATATCTATATATTCCAGTTAAGTACCTTTTCCAAAGAGGGTACAAGTTTTCTCTGCATGAAAGTCGATTCACTGCATGATGAAAAAATATATCGTTTCCTAAATAAATCCCACAATGATTTCCTACTAAAGATCCCATTGTAAATATAAGTAAATCATTGGGAAGTAAATCGTATACTTTTTTAAAGCCCCACTCTTTTATATGTTCGTCTGTAAAGTAATCGTGCCCAAGTTTCCACCAGTCATCTACATATGGGAGCAGTCTTTTGGGCAGCTTTATATCTAACTCTTCACTATAATAATCGCGACAAGCCTCTAAACAGTCAAACTTTCCAAACTCGTATTCTCTCCCAATTAAAGGGTTTACTTTTACTTCTGGTTCGAGTATATTTAACTCCATGCTAGGATAGCTAAATATGTAGTAGGGCACTCCTAGTGAATTGCAATACTTTTTATCGTTGTCGCTTGCTTCATTCGTATATTCAATGTGATCATGAACTATAGCGAATATATCAGCTTTTCTTTTTACAGAAATATAGTCAGTCGGATCTAAAATAAAGTCTTCATCTTCTGCTGCTAAGTTTTTACAAGGAAAATACTGTTTCTTTCCTTTTACTATTCCAATTACACCACACGCTTCTTTTGGGTATTCATTACTAAAGTGTTCTCTAATTTCTTCTATCATCTAAACTTCTTACTGCCTATAAAGGCTCCAAAAGGTAAAGGTTTTGCTGTATCTTTATTTGTAGTCGGAACTTGATTTGCGCTCGCAGCACTATAGGGAACGTATTGAAATCTACATTTACAAGAGTCTAATGTCTTGCCACATACGTCAGCTTTTTCCCAATAGCTAGAGCTTGTAGAAGGCGTTTGTGGATCATTAGAGTCATTATCAATTAAACACTTCCATACCGTAGTCTGTGTCCCATCATTGTGTTCTACATAATCTCCTGCTGAATAATTTCCACTTCCTGAACTATAAACAGTATATTCAAAGTAGTCTGTTCCAGCACTTCCCCAAGAACTCATATTAGAACTTCCTGAAGGAACTATAGGTTCATTATCTTGTGTAAAGTAAGCTTTATGAGTATTTACTCCTCCGCTTCCATCAGCATAAGATACAAGACTATTCTTATTCCAAATGCACCCGCCTTTTTCGCTGAGTGAATACCCTTGATATTGCCAAGAACAATACTTTCCAATTACTTGACGATTTGGTATTTTCACACCAGAAAGGTCAAAAGGTGCTGCAAGCTCATAAGTAATCGCTATATTATTCTCACCAGAAATTCTATCAAGTATGAATTTCTTTATAGGAAACTCTACAGGAGGAGAAGCATCACCGCTCTCTCCGTATAAATACTTTTTAAGAGTCGTTCTTTTTGTTAATCGTTCTCCAACTAAATCTTCTGATCTTACATTTCCGATTGCGGAAGAAAATACATTTGTTACATTTGCAACGGTAAGAGTAGGACGATTTATTGCTCCATCTGCATTCATTTCTACTCCATCCATTTCAATAGGAAAAGCTGTATAAGTTCTAACTGTATACGGACTTGTTCTATCTCGAAATTGAACAGTTGTTAAATCTTCTTCAAGTCCAGAATGAAAGTATAAAGTAGAGCTGCCAACTACAAGTTCATATAGCTCTACTAATTCACTTCCTGGATCTTGAAGTTGTACTGAACTAATTAGTTCGCTCATGCTTCATATACTCGTCTAAAAGTTGCTGATGCGGAATAAAAATCACCATAAGAGTAATTTTGTGTAAAAGTATCACAAACTACTTTTAATCTTCTTTCCCCTGCAGTATCAGGAGATACATTAGAAGTTTGATTACTATCTGGAATCGTATAAGTAAATGCAGTTGTTCCATTTAAAGAAGCAAGATAAGATGTAATATCATCTATCTCTTCTTTAGTTCTATTTTTGAAAGTAACGTTAAAACTTTCGTCTATGGAATTAATTCCGTTTGCTATGCGCTGCTCATACCCATCACCAAAACGAGCAACCAATACTCGAGGCGTAGATGTACGAGTAAGCCCTTTATCAGGGGAAATATAAGTACTTCCTCCATCTGTTGTAAATCCAAGTGCCATTATGCTACTCCATATGGGTTAAGTATTCCGCCAGATCGTTTTTGATTTTGAAGCTCTAATTGTACTGCTCGTGCGACTGCTCTTCCAATATCCGCTCCTTGACCATTTTGCGTTACATCTGAGGAAGCATTACCTTGATTATCAATCGCTACATTTACAGTAACATTATTATTTTGTCCTGCTCCTCCCATTTGAACGGGAATAGACTTTCCATCAGGAAGAGGAACTACAGCTTCATTATATCTACCTTCGCCTACTAATCCTACAGTAGGCTTTTTAATAATTCCGCCATTTGCATATCCACGAAATCCTCCTTTCATGATTCCACCATTTGCAAAACCAAAAAATCCTGCTAGATTTCCTAAAAGTCCCATTAAACCTCCGGATCTAATAGATTGCATGCCTAATAACTGGGATACTCCGCCTTGGCTAGTGCCTCCAGTGCTCGCTAAAGTTTTTTTGCCAAGAATTAAATTTGCTAAACCTCCTATGCCGCCACTTACTCCAGAGGAAAAACCTCCTGCAACAGGAGCAACTCCTTGAACTGCATTTGATATTAATCCAGCAACATATTCGCCTGCTTCTGCAAAACGAGTAGCTGGATCTTTTTTACCGAATAGCATTTGAGTAAAACTTTTACTTAAACTTTCTGATAAACTATTCAGAACTCCTTTTGCTAAGTTTCCTATTGCGTCTTTTAGGCTTCTCTCTTTTCCAGAAATTATATCAGTTAGTCCTTTCTGAAAGCCTTGAGTAAAAGATTCATTAAAACTATTGAGAAGCTGCTGAGTAGCATCTGTATTATCTAAAATTGTTTCTTTTTGAGCATCTAAGAGAAGTAATTGTTGTTTATATAAATCTAATGTATGCTGTTGTTGCTCGCTAAAAGTATCTGCATTATCTGCTTTTTGCTGCTCTAGCAAAAATATTTGATCATTTATAAACAATTCTTGATTTAACAATTCTTGTAACTTAAATTGATCTTGTAAAATAGCTCTCTGAAGAGAAGTAGTATTTCTTAATCCATTTTCTTTAGCAAGCTGTAACGCTGCATCTCTTTTTTCTCGATCTCTTTCTACATTTACTAATCTTTCTGTAAATGCTATCTCTTTTTCAAGTATTAGTATTCTGTCTAATTCTCTGTAATAAAGACCTAAACTTAAATCATTTAACTCTTCAAATTCTTGTTTTTGAGTTTTTAGTAATTGAGTTGCTTGAGTTTCTTTTCCTAAACTTTGTAAAATAGAAACAAATTGGCGACTATTTTCATTAGTTAGTCTCTGTAAATTATTTAATCGTCCAACTTCTATAGATACTCCCTTATACTTTTCTTGTATGGTTTCTAATGCTGCTGCCTGTTCTTCGATAGTAGCCTCTGAATCTGAAAAAACTGCTAAAGCATCTGCAAATTCTCGTATTTGCCGAGGACCTCTTCCGAATCTTTCAGTTAAGAGTTTAAAAGATTGTTGTAGCCCATCTATCCGTTGACCAAATTGTAATAGCTCAGGTTTTTCTGAGGATAATAAAAACTCTAAATAAGTTTTATCAAGAGAGGCAATTTCTTCTGTTAATTTTGCTACCCTAGCTCCTGAGTCTGCTGCTATAAAAGATTCGCTGAGTCCTGCTTTTCGTTGTCTATCTACAGTATCGTTAAAAAGTTTTAATTTTTTATTTAGTTCTTCTAACTCACCTCCTACACTTTTTGTATAGTCGCTAAACGCAGGAATAGAATTTTTTGCAGACAATTGAAAAAACGAAGAACTTAAAGAAGTAATTTGATTTCCTAGAGCTGTAAAAAATTGTAGTGCTCCGCCTCCGTCTTCCGTTAAAATACTTTGAACAGCTACAAAATCTGCAAACTGCTGATTTAACTCTTCTAATTTTTTAGTTGAGAGCTCTAGTTGTTTTTCTTGTAGTGCTAACTCATCTGTAGTTTCTTCCGCGCTTTTCTTGAATCCTATGTAGCCTTTTACAATTTCAAATAATGAAACAGCTAAAGCGACATACCCGGCAAAAGCAAATATTCTACTAAGTGCAGTTGCTGCAAAATTAGCAGCTGTTGCTAAACCTGACAAAGCTACTCGTATTCCTGTAACTGCTGTTGTCCAAGCTCGTTGAGCGAGAGTCGCAGAGGTTTTATAAACTCGTGTCATATCGGCATTAGTTCTACGAGTAGCTGCAAGCATTATTTCAAGCTCTGTGACTAATATTTGTTTTGTCTTTTTAAATTCTGCTTGCTTTAATTTTTCACTTCTTTTTACCTGTGTTAGTAGTCCACTTACTTGTCTACTGGTGAGTTTTTCACCTTTTCCTTCTGCTAATGCTGATATTGCCCTACCTTTTAAAGGTGCATTTGCTGCCGCGTCTTGGGCTCTACTCGCTGCTGCTGCTGCTCCTGCAGCTCTATCGGTAGTGTTTCCTAGCTGTTCCATTGCTTGCCTGGCTGCATTCGCTTTAGTTCTTGCATTTTCTAATGCTTCATTTGAAGCAAAAGCAAAACTTCCTATTGCGGGAAGAGCTGCAGTAATTATTCCTTTTGCAAATAACCCCATCAAAGCAATTCCAAGAGTAGGACTTTCTACAATAGCTTGAGCTAGAGGGGTAAGACCTGTTGCAGCGAACTCTTTTATTTTATTTGTTATATCGTCAAAAGCTTTTCCTAATTGATTAAATTTATTTACGCTTAGTTCTGTTGCAGCTGCAATACGATTATATTTATCTTCTAACTGAGTGATTACTTCTGCAGCTACAGCTTGAGATCGTTCAAATTCTGTAAATTCTTTTGCCGACTTATTTATAGTTTGAGCATAATTTGAAGTTGCTCTGTCAAGACGAAGAATAATACCTAATTCGTCTAAAAGTTCTGGCTCCGCTTTTGTTACACCACGAATTAAACGATTAAAAGAATCGGTTACATCTCTTCCGAGTATAATTGATACGTTCTTTGCTCCTTCTGCTAAAGCATTTAGTTGGTCTGTACCAAGACCTGAAGCCGTACCAATAGCGGCCGCTTGAGACGCCTCTTGAAAACCTATTTGAGCATCTGTAGCTGCTATAATATCATTTGCAATACTTCTAAGAGCTATGCCGGTCGATGCAGCATAGGCTTCTTGGCCTCGTTGAAGAGCTACAAGATTGCCCGCGTCTTTTAAAAATTGAAATGCTGCTGAAATAGCAAAAATATTTGCTGCAAGAGTTGCATAGGCAGGTACAAGTCCTCCATTGATTCCTTGTGCCATTTTTGAAAAGTTTTTAGTAGTGTTTGAAGAAGTGCGAGCAGCACCTTTTAGGTTTCGATCAGCAGTTTGAGCCCCTTTAGCAGTTCTTTCTAAACCTTCCCCGGCTGCTTTTGCTTTCTTACCAAGAACAGATAGATTACCTTTATCATCTATCTTTACTTTTATATTTATAGTATTATCAGCCATTAGCCTTTGACATTATGGGTGAAGTTTTTTCCACCGCTTTTTGACTTACGTTCGTCTGCTTTGCGCTTTCTTTCTGACTCTTCAAATCTATGATTCATTAATATTCTTTCATATGCTTTCATAAAATACAAGGTATTTCGTTTATCTTCTACTTCATATATGGAAAACAGTAGGTCACATCCTGACCAATCCTTTCCCATATAAGAGCCTGACATTCCTTCCCAAACGTCTGAGAGAAGGTTAAACATAAAAAATGCCACTTGAACCTCATCAGGAAAATCTGACTCGGTAAGCGGCATCTTTTGGGGATCAGGCTCTTCACCTAATTGTTCACACATAGACAAATACTTATCTATGTTGAAGTTTGAGTTCTGTTCTTTTACATAGCGAGCAAGTAATTCCTGAACTCTCTCTACTTGCTCCCAGTAAAATTTTCTAAGTCACCTACTGTTTCTGTTACCCAAGTATCAAAAGTATTGGAGTTTCTCATAAGTAACTCCGCATTTTCTTGAGTAAAGGGCAGTTGATCGTTAGGGTCTTGAGAAGAAACATCCACCAAAAGAAACTCTTCTAAGTATGAATATTTGAATCCCGACCACGCTTTAATAACTGCTTTAACGTATTCTGTTAGAAATTTATCTTCGTCTAGCTCTTCTTCGGGCTGACGAGTTTTCTTATTAAATTTTGTTGTTACGCACTTCTTACGAAGTTTCAGTAATTCATCTCTTCCAAGATAACATAAGTCAACAGTCAAACCGCTATAGCCAGGAAAGTCTATTGTTACTGTTTTACTTGGAGTCATAAGACTCGCGAGAGATACTGCCTCTTTTTTCGGTGTTACTGCTTCTGTCATGCAAAAATCCTTCTTTCAGTTAAAAAAGTAGGGAGGCCGAGACCTCCCCACGTTCTTTATAGTATAATTCAAAACACCATAAATGTCAAGAATTATTTTTTATGATGCTCCATATGTAATTGTTGCTTCATCTGTTGCATCAATTGTAGATGGAAGTGCCATAAATTCAGTATTCAAGGAAATCAAATCACCAACATCGTGAGTAGGAATTTCAATGTGACACTGTGGCATTATAAATTTAAGGAAAGGAGCTGTAGTTCCTCCGACATTCATAGTAATCTTAAATTTATTAGTTACAACACTTGTAATGCTTGCTAGGTCTGCATAAAAAGACTGAGAATCAGTAGCAGTTGCAGAATCTGTTAAATAGCAGGTAAAGTTTCCACTAACTGCTCGAGTAGAGGTAATGTGAGCAATTGGAGAGTTTACTTGACCAAGTGTTTCTGGAGTTAGATAAGTAATATTATTACTAAACGTGACATTTCCACCTGTTATAGTAAGTACATACCCACCTGATGCACCTGCTGATGCACCCTGAAGGGCACTTTGGCCTGTGTGGTCTGTATGAGCAGATACTGTCATTGAGGTAAGTCGATTACGAATAAAGTTAGTAGTGCTTGAAACTCCTTCATAAATAACTGCTGTTGCTGCTGATGCACTCGTCATTACATATAAACGATACCCATCATCTGAGTCAAGCCATACATCTCCATCTGCTACAGCATCTCCATCATTGTTGTTATCACCGTTACCTCCGTCTGGAGTAGTAGCATTTTCTATGGTGCTGCCTGTAAAATCAGATATTGTAGTAGAATTTCCTGTCCAGTTAATTGTTGTAATTCCATCAATGTCAAAATCTACAGATGCTTCGTTTACAGTACAATCAGCTAGTTTATAGACTTTTCTAACAGCACTTGAAGTTCCATGATCTCCCACTACAAAGTACATATTGAAAGTGCTTAAGCTTCCTTTATTTGATTCACTAAAATCAATTATACTTGTAGAACCTGCTGGAGTGGTTACATCAGTAAAAGCATTGCTAGCATAAGCAGAGGCCCCTGCCATCATTGCCCACAAAATTTCTTCTACAGCATGGACTTCTGCAGCGCTATCCGCTGCTCCTGTGCCTGAACCTGCAGAAACAAAAGGACGGGCATATGTTGAAATACTCCATTCTCCAGGAGCAAGAGAGTCATTAAATGCTCTTCGTCCTCGTTTACTCACTCCTCCTGTAGTTTCTGCTTCATTTATAGTAATCTCCGTACTATTAGTAGCTTGAGAGAAACCAAAACCATCTAGCACAGGAATTTCCCAGACCGTATTGCTAAATTCAATATAGCATTTCGTGTCTCTGGTAAAATATAATGTATCAGCCATTATTATCTCCTAGTTTCTTGAAAAGACTTGGACGTGAACGTTTGTTCCTGCCAGCATTTTCTAGTATCGAACCTCTATGAGGATCTCTCCGACCCCGTAGGGTTCAAGTACACCTTCATCAGTGTCTATACTGATAATTGTGATTTGTTGAGTGAACTGCTCAGCTCCAACTCTATCATAATAAGATAATCTTGAGTTTGATTCTAAAGCCGTTTCTATATCTTCTAATAACTTGTCCAAAGCTTCTACAGCATCTTCTTCATTAACATAACAACGTATAGTGATTGAAAGAAATCTGTCTTTAAATCCGCCGCCTTGATACTCTCTGCTTTCAGATCCTGCATTCATATGAACAGCAGGAAACTCTTCTACCTCATCCCAAAACTTTAGTCGAGGATGTACATTTTCATGTAAATTTGTTAAATATGTTCCAGTTCCATTTATTTCTTTTAGTTTTGTTACAAGAGCACCAACAATAGACTGTCTTCGTGTAGTATAATCTCTTACAGCCATTATTGTCTCCTTGTATAAAATCTTCCTATTGCGTATTGTGCCATAATTTCTCTTATGGAACGATCAATTAGTTTTCTAGGATCTCTATCCGGGTCTCCTTGAGCGTAACCAGGTTCAAACGTTTGATACGGATACAACTGATATGTGTATCCAATACTAGGAAACCCTTGTCTAGTTGGAGTTATATCAGTAACTCTTACTCCTGAAGCAAAGCGTCCTGTTCTATAGTTTAGTGCAGGATCTCCCATGTTTTTTGCAACTACACTAGGCAATTGTTGATTAAGTATTCCTAAAAAAGTTGTTAAATTAAACTGAGATCTTCTAACTCTTTTCCCTTTCTTAACTGTACCTGCGGATTTAGAGGCTACTCGTATTGTTTCTTTCTTTCTAGTTGTAGATACTTTTCCCTTACTTTTACTTTTTGCACTTTTAACTTTCGGGTCTGAGCTTTTTACAGTTATATCTCGTCCTTTTAAGCTGCCAGTTAGTTTGTCTAAAATATGCTTTTCCATCTTTTGTCGAGCACTTGAAGATCCTTCTATTTCTAACAATGGGAGCTCTTGTAAAAAACTTCTCCAAAGCCTCTTTAATTCTTTTTCTGCTTGTGCATCTTTACCTACGTTTTCTGATCCCTCTTGAAATACAACAGTAGAAAAATAGTCTGCTCTTAATTTACTGTTTTTCGTTACTACCATATCATATTTGGTAATAATTTGTTGCAACTGTTCCCTTCTAACTTTAGGAACTTCTGCTTTTTCAAAATATGCGTCTAAGTTACTTGTTAATAGTGCATACTGTTCGGGCGTAAATGAAGAGATACTTCCAGCGATTTGAACCTCTGATACAGCTCCTCCAATTACTCCATGTCCTTTATGTATTCTTGACTTTACAACATCTTTTTGATTTTTAGTAATTGCTCCCTGATCCTGTAAAGAATTCAAAATAGCTCTTTTTACAATATTTATAGAGCCTCTAAAACTATTTACAACAAAAGCATCCTTACCCAGCTTATAAACATTTTTTCCGTATACTTCGGGAATTTTTGCAGCTATAATATTGAATCTTCTCTTATTTCTTCTTCTATAGCCTTCCTGCAGTCTTTTTGCTCGTTCTCTTCCTACGTCTAAAGCTTTCTGAGCCTGTCGTTTGGTTATTTTTATTTCTGGGTAACTTTCTCTTATTACATCTATAAATGCTTTTATGTCTTGTAAAATTAAAAATTGACCTTTTTGGCCCTCTACTTCTCTTCTTCTTTCTTTGTCCAGCTTTCTTAATAGTGGATTAACAAAACTTTTTTGAAATGCAGACTTACTCATTAATAGGTTTTATATAGATCCAACACACGTTTAATGTGATCTGGAAAGCCTGGATTATTTGCCATGCTGCTGCTTCCTTGATTCTGTACTGTAGCGCCTGAAAGAGTTTGCCTTTGCTTGTGCTCATCTTTCAAGTAGTATGTAACTAAGTCATACACTGCAAGTTTCAAATCTGCAGGAGTAGCGGAATACCC